GTGGTTTTGTTTGTGGGCGAGTGTTACCCCGCCCGTTAGTGGTTATGCGGTTGCTATCTGTTGTTGTGGATTGTAGAAACTTAGCTTTGGATTCATCTTACTGTGAATAAATAAGCGTCCTTTTTGCGTCCAAACCATTTGTAATACCGTAAATGGGTCTTTGTTTTTGGGTTGGATTAACTCTGTTTTGGTTTCTGTGTAGCCTTTGTCCTGATATTTGGCGTAAAGCACGTAATGGTCTTGAAATTTACGCTGAATACGCATCTCGCAAAGTTTCTTATTGAGTGTTTGTGGCCCCATTCCAAGTTCTTTTGCAATGTCGGTCGTAGTGTAGCAGTTTTTGGCCGTTAGAATAATATCAACTACTTCAGCTTTCGGTGCAAGTTTCTTGTTTTCAGCCTCTAATCGCAAACGCTCTGTTTCTGATTCGATAGCCATTTGCAGAATGTCGAGCCTTGATAGGCTTGCTAAATCTGGCTTTGGCGTTTGGGTTGCGGCCTTCATTTGCGCCCAATCGTCTATAATTGCCATACGCAAAGTGATAGAGTAGCCAGCGGCCAAACATAAAGACAAACGTTCGTTTAATTTGATTTCGGATGTGTACCCTCTTTCGTCCGCAACTATTTGATATTCAGTATCATCCAAATTTGGATTATCAATTTTAGATAGTTCGTCAAGCATTGACCGAATGTCACGTAATACGTGAGCGTGTTGCTTACCTGTTTTTTCGGCAATTCTCTTGCTTGACATTCTTTCGTTAGTTATTGTTAATGCGTTCACTGTTTAAAATGTGTAAAAAAGATTTTTAGTACTCCAAAAGTCTAAATCGCGTAAAATCCCAAATGGGAATAGAAGACAACCTATTCATAGAGTTTTTTGAGCAAGTTAGTGAAAATAGTTTACCCTGAAATTAGAGTTTAACTACTTTCTTGTTAGTAGTACTCGTTAGTGACTGTTCGAGCAGGAGACTTGGGGGTAAAGAAGGATGCAATACGCCCTTACCCGCTTATCACGGGGTGGCATCCTTCACAAAAAACTGTTGTCGCTATCGCTTGTACGGTTTTTGTTAGTTGGCGAAGTTTTAATTATCCACTTGGGATAATACGCACCGATGTTCTCGCCTTTCATGCAAACACTCCCCTACGGCATTCCCATTCTTGGGGTTTAAGTCAGAGCCGAACCGTTTGCTTTCGCTTGCCGAATCTCTCTGACCGATTTTTGTTTGTAAGGCACAAAAAAAAGCCCTCGGTGCTGTGGAAAACCGAGAGCTTCGTGTGAATTGCTCATTAAGAGCTTTCCACAGCTTTAATGTGGTACAAAAATACACTTTTGAAATATATTGTACAAAAGAATTGGTTAAAATATTTTGTTGGTGGTGTTTGGCCTGTATTTCACCCCTTGTTTTCGTTGATAGTTTCCAGCACTGAAATACGGTGTTCGTTGTCTTTTATTACTTTATAGTCAGATTCTTGCTTTTTCTCAATACCGTCAATCTGCAATCCAAGGAGTTTTATTTGAACGTACAACCCCAAAGACAACAAAGTTGAAACGATTAGTACGGCTATTATTGCGATTACCATGGTATTTAGGTTAAAAAGTTTTAGTTCGACTTTTGATTAATTCCACCAACTTAGGCAATATAACAGACGTGGCAATCATTTGTTTGTCCATCCATGATTTTGTAATTGCGTAGTCAACGCCAAGAGCTTCTTTTAGCATCTGCACTGCATTAGGTACATATTGGGCAAATTGGAATAAATACTCTTCTCGTGTTATATGCCCTTTTACTATCATCCAATCAACGGCCTTCATTGCGCGTTCTATATTCTCCTGCGGAATAAACCCCGTCAATGCTTTTCGCATATCTTCGGATTGTTTTAAAACTTCTTCCATTGGCTTTTTCATAGTATTTCATTTGGGTCTGCGTAAAATAGGATTTCGTCGGTGGCAGCGTGTCTCATAGTCTCGCTACCATAGTCGGAAAGTAGCCAATATCCATCTTTACCCTTAAAGTAGATATTGTCTCCGTGGCAAAATGTGCCAACAAAAGGTTTTTCAAAATCCTTCATCCACACAAATAGACACTTATTACCTTCTGGCAACCCATCAACGCGCGGGTCTTTTTTGACTTTGCGTTGCAGGTAGTCAATGGCGACCTTAATTTCGGCAATCTTTTCGTCAAAGTCGGCTATATCTTCGGATAAATCTTCGTCTGTGATAGATGCCCAACTGTTACGTGTGTTTGTATGGCTTTTTAAAGACCTTTCCAGTACTTCTATTGCTGTTTTCATGTAATGAGTTTTATAATGGCATTACGTTCTTCTATCAATCGTTGCTTAAAGTATTCCGTATTCTTGCATTTTTTTACTATTTTATCTTACGAAGTAAAAGCCCACCGTTCAAAACGTGTTCCAACAATTGGGATTTTTTGCCTCTTAACTTTAGCGTTTCTTGTAAACTTGGACGATACCACTCTTGCGTTGCCTCTTTTTCTGGTGCTACATCTTCATAAAAATGACTGCGAGCATTACCTGTTTTGCATGATTCGCATTTTATAACCATAGGTGTACATCCTGCGTCAATATCTTTGGTTTTTGTTACATGGCCGCAGTTTGTACAACTGTAACAGTTTACTTTACTGGTTGAGTCAGTTTTATAGTAGTCGTCAGTTTGCACATCTATCATTAATTTTTGATAGTATTTTTGCACTTCTCTTTGGCTAATCATGGTTGTTATTTGTTTTGATTAATTTCCTTCTTCCACTCTTTATAGGCTTCTTTGCTTTGTTTTGGCGTACAGCTACTTTTGCGCTATAACGTCTTTAAGAAATTGTTTAGTCTCTTCTATTGCAACTGGAAATCCTTCATAAAAACCCGTCAATGTAAAAATAGGGACTAAAATAACAAAAAGCGTTGCCCATGATAAAGGATTCCAAAAGTTTATTCTGTACGTCATTTGCCCATCTTCCAGTATTTTATCGTCACGTAAAACACCAAAGAAAACAAAAAAGCTACCTATTGCATTGCAAATAATTACGTTCCTGTCCATTTGTTTCATATCTCAATCCCTCCTTTCTCAACTTTCAATCCTTCAAAATAAACCTTTCTTTCGGTGGGCGTTAGGCGGTTGAAAAGGCCTTTCCATTGCCAAAGTTCAGCCCTTGTGAGTTTAGCCCCTTTCATTCTTCTATTAAGTTTAAGCGTCGTTCAATTTCTTCAATAACAAGATAGTATCTTTTGTCGTCAGGCTCAAAGAAAGATACTTCTTTATTATCTAACCCAAAAAGATGTTGAATACGTCCCGACTTTTCAAAGTGGTTACGCAATGCAAATAAATCTGCTAATGATAATTCTGATAGCTTCATAGTTGTTATTTGTTTTGGTTCACTTCCTTCTTCCACTCTTTGTAGGCTTGCTTTCTCTGTTGTGGTGTACAGCTATTAAACCATTTTAGCCACTCCGTGTAATCGCCAAAAGTAACAATCCCGTAGCTGGGCTTTTTGGCAAATAATCTAATGCACCCAAATTGAGCCTTACCATGGGCGAGGCTAATATTTAAAAGCACGCTTACATCTTTACAGTTGATTCTTGATTCCGTTGTACGTATATTCATATTCGTTATAAAATAATTAATTGGTATTGATTGGTATTATTTACTATCAAAGATAAGCATAATATTTGACATTTTTTGATATAATGCTAATAAATCACGTATTTTATTGAAAAATTTTCAAAGAATTGGCTAATATCTTTCAAAAAGAGTTTTGGCAGCTTAAAACATCATCGTCTATTCGCAAAAATAGCACGGAGATGCAACTGCGTTCCAATTCTACCTTTTCTACTATCTCCGACATTGAGCGATTGGCGCAAGTGCTGGGGGTGTCGTTGTCGGGAATTGCGGTAAATGATAGAACCGCTGTTAGTATTCCTGCCGTACTTGCTTGCTTAGAGATTCGCAATAACAATATGGCATCCGTGCCGCTTCGGGTTTATACGGCTACAAACAAAGGGCCGAAACTTGACGAAAGTCACACGCTTGATTACGCGCTTAATATTCGACCAAACGCCCACCAAACACCCTTTATGCTTCGTAAGACGTTGGGGATTCACCGCGACACAAGGGGGGTAGGCGTAGCGGCTATTGAGCGAGATGTTTACAGAAATACAACAGGGTTTCGGATTTTGCAACCACAGGAGTACACAATCTATGAAACATCGGAGGTAGTAAGCGGTAAAAGAGAGCGAACTTACATTGAAGTTGACGGTACATCACACAAAGAAGAAGACCTAATTATATGGGGTAGTATCTCAATGGATGGCCTTTATTTTAGAGGTATTACGGGCTGCTTGACGGAGGTAATTAGAACGGGCTTAACCACTCGTCAATTTATTAACAGCTACTATCAGAACGGAACGTTTTTGGGGGGTATTTTGACTTCCGAAAACAATATGGACAAAGACGTTGCCACTCGAAATAGAGAAAGCTGGCAACAAGCACACGGAGGAAGTGACAAAGCGGGCAAGGTAGCGGTATTGTCGGGGGGGTTGAAGTTTCAGCCTATTGCTAATACTCTGGTAGATAGTCAATTAGTTGAGTTTTTACAGCTTGACAAGTTTGAAATATATCAAGCCTTTGGTGTGCCGCCTCACTTGGTAGGTGATACCACAAAGCAAACATCATTTGGTAGTGGTCTTGAAAGCCAAACTACGGGCTTTTATACGCTGACGCTTCGCCCTGCGGTAATTCAGTTGGAGCAAGAAATTAGCTATAAGTGCCTTAGAACATCCGAGCAAAAGAAAGGTAAATATGTAAAGCACAACTTTAACGCTTTGCTACGTGCCGATATGAAAACGCGCTACGATAGCTATGCAATAGGGCTTCAAAATGGATGGTTAAGCCCTAATGATATTCGGGGCTTGGAAGAAATGCCGCACTATGATGGCGGTGGTAATTACATGGTAAATGGAAACATGATACCCGTCTCTGACGTGGGTAAACAATATAAAGGCAATGGAGATTCAGCGCAGAAAAATACAGGAGTGTAATTATCGCTTTGTGCAAGGGCAGGACGGTAGCCCTGACGAAGTGCATTTTACTCCTATCGTAATGGGGGTACGCTCTGACAATGTGGGGTTCAATGAAATTATTGAACCTACTGCTTTTGATGAAGCAGATATGTCCGACGTTCGAGCATTGTTTAACCACGACCCTAATTTGGTGATGGGTCGTACCAAGAACGGAACTTTGAAATGGACGCGCAACGGCAATCAAATTGATGCAGTAGCTATTTTGCCCAAAAACTTCCCTGCTTATCAGCGTGAGTTGATGGCCGATGGCTATGTAACAGGTGCAAGTTTTGGTTTTCATGTGGACGTGCAAAATCGGGATAGTTACGAATTGAAACGCGAGGGTGACGGGTCATTTTTGGGGAAACTCAAACGAGCATCAGACGTATTTGATATGTCAATTGTTACTTTTCCTTTCTACAAACAAACAGAAGGGTCGGTAGAATACAAAGGGCTTCGCAGTCTGATGGAAGCCGAAATGTCGCAGACTCCTATTGAAGAAAATCAGCTTCAAACGCAAGAAGAAACCCCTAAAAAGGTTGACCCACGGGTCAGACAAATACAATTAGATCATAACTTATTAACACCAGAAAACAAACAAAATGGCAGCAACACAAGTAACGGTTAAGGCTCTTTTGGACGCGGTAGCAGACAAAGAGCAAAGACGTGATGCCTTAGCCGCGAAAGTGGCTAACGGGGAGGATTTAACGGAAGTTGAATTGACGGAGTACCGCAGTATTAAAGACGTTGACATTCCAGCGTTGAATGTAAAGTTGGAATTGGTACGCGACGCAGAAACGGCCAAGACTCGCTCATTCTCGCCTGTGACTGGCGCAAATGGCAACCGCGACTTTTCCGAAGGCGACAAAAAAGATTTTGCCAAATTCTCTTTGAACCGCGCTTTGTCTAATTTAGTAGAAGGCCGCAAGCAAGATGGCGTAGAAGCTGAAATGCACTCAGAAGGAACGCGTCAGGCATTTGAGGACAAATTGGAAGTGCGTGGCACAGGCTTTGTTTACGGACAATTGCGTGGGCAGTCGGCTACTGGCGAAACAACCAACGCGGGCGACCAAGGGGGTAAGTTTATTCAGACTGACAAACTCGACTTGATTGAGGCGTTTTGGTCGGCATCGGTATTGTCAAAAGTACAAGCAACTACTTTGACGGGCTTGGTGGGTAATGTATCTATTCCCGTACAAATCTCTAAGCCTGTAATTCAATCAAGAACTGAAATTGAGGCTTTGACAGACCAAGAACTTTTGTTTAGTTCTGTTGAATTAGCCCCTGAGCGTAGAGGTGCTACAATTCCTTATTCGTTGCAGTTTTTGCGCCAAACTTCGTTTAGTGTTGAGCAATTACTTCGTAAAAACATTTTAAACGCTTTTGCAACAAAGGCTGATTCTGAGGCAGTAGCGGCTATTTTAGCGGCTGTTACTACTCCAGGCGCAGTAGGCGGCACAAATGGCGCAGCCCCTACATACTTAAATATGTTGGCTCTTATTGCAGCGGTAGAAGCTAACGACGCTGATGCGGGGTCTTTGGCCTACTTGACCAACACAAAAGTTCGCGCCAAATTAATGGGTACACAGAAATTTGCATCTACTAATGGCGAAGCTGTTTGGACTTCTCCAAATTCACTATTGGGCTACAATGCAGCAGTGTCAAATGCTGTGCCAAGTAACATTGAGAAAGGGAATAGTCTTGCGACCTTATCTTCTGTAATTTTTGGAAATTTCCGCGACTTGATTGTGGGTCAGTGGGGTATCATAGAATTTATTGTTGACCCTTACACCAAAAAGAAAAACGCACAAGTGGAAATCACCGCCAACACTTTTTGGGATATTGTAGTAGCGCGCGCTGAATCGTTCTCAACAATGGAAGACATTGTAACTACTCTGTAATCATGGTAGAGGCAAAGGTTTTAAAAAAGATACCTGGTTACGGGTATTATCCGGGCGACACAGGCAGCTTTCAAAAGTCAGCTATTGACCACTTGGTAAGTGCTGGCTTTGTTAAAATTGAGGAGGCTAAAGAAAAGAAGAAATAAGTAACATTCCCCCAATTCTCTAACGGTTGGGGGAATACTTAAAACTCGATAACAGCAATGAGGAAAGTATTTTCAGAACCAGTTGACGCAACCTACGAAGCAGCATTGAGCATTGAAGAGCTTCGTGAGTGGACGCGCACGACTGAGGATGAAATATCCGACGCAACGCTGTTAAACCAAGGATTAGCCGCTTTGCTTTATGTAGAGGCAAAATCGCGGGTAGTGCCACAGTACCGACTCTATACTTTATCCCTTTCATCGTTTTGTAATTTTGAGATTGACAGATACCCATTTGTAGGCATTGAAAGTGTTGAATACTACGACCAAGACAATGCACTACAAACTTTGGGTAGCGGCAATTACACGGTAATTTCTTACTCAAAGGTGGACAAGGTGTTAAAGTACACTTCAACGACATTGCCTACACTTTATGGCCGTGAGGACGCGGTAAAGATTACGTTTAGGGCGGGTTATTCGCCTGAAACTTTACCTGCTAACATGGCCGAGGCGGTAAGGCACTTGGTAATGCACTGGTATAACAACCCAGACAGTCCAAAGCATGAAGCCCCTGCATTGGTGGATGATATTATCAGAACTTTTGCTTTAGACGTATTCGCATGAAATGGAAATTAGATAGGGTTATCGCTATTGAAAGCTATACCGTAACGGGAAAGGACACTTTTGGGCAAGAGGTAAAAAACTGGGTTACGCTCATTGGATCAGCCTACGCATCGGTAAAATATCCAGATACATCAAGCGACGAAACGGTAAAGGGTAAGCAGTTATTGAGTTTTGAAAAAGTCATGTTTGAAACCCGATATATTCTTATTAATCCTACAGCAAAAATGAGAATCGTCTTTGAGGGCGCAGTACATAACGTGCTTTACGTCACACCGATAGGCCGCAGAATGGGTTGGACTTGGACGTGTGAATTACGAGACAATACAGACGGAACAGTATTATGAAAGAAATTCAACTATTGGAATCGTGCGGGTATGGTAGCACTGGAAGTGTAGTCACTATCAACGAGCATACTGCCGATTATCTAATTAGAACAGGAAGAGCTAATGAGGTTCGAGGTACAATCGAAGGAGCTAACGGAATTGCAGTTGAGAATATCGGGGATACCCAAGAACATCTCAACGCGGGCGATACTACGGACGGCGGTAATTCCGACTAAGCAACTGGCGAAACAGTTAGTGCCAGTGGGCGAGTTTCGGCCATTGACAAAGCGTGAAAGTTCTAACGCACTCGAATATGGCAGGGGTGGACGCACACGGGGCGACATCAGGATTAAAATAGTGTCGGACAAAGCGGGCGAAATGACGGCTCTTGTGGGGGTTTCAAAGGCTAAAAACAAAGTGGGGTGGCGTAGTCACTTTATTGAATTTGGTACAGAGAGAATGACAGCAAAGCCATTTTTAAAACCAGCGGGTGACGCTACAAAAGACACCGTACAAAGGCGATTTTCTGACATGGTAAACAAGCGAACTGACGAGCTACTAAAATGATTGGCAAAATAATTTATCAATTGTTTACCACCGATGAAACTATGTCGGATGTGCTTGAAGGTCGGGTTTACCCTGTGACGATTCCACAGGGTGAACAGGCGCACAATTCGGCAGTGTATCAGCGTAGATTGCTACTTACTGAGGAGTGCGACGGCGGGGCGGAGATTAGAACAGAACACGCTACGGTTTGGCTTATGTCGCATCAGTACGCCACGGTTCAAACGCTTTGTGAGCGGGTAAACACTATTATCAAAGACCTCAAAGGAGATATTCAAGGGGTTACGGTGATGTCAGCAAAAAGAACAGAAGAACAAGACGGCTTTGATGTAGAATTGAGGCTGTATTTTATAGAAATTGAATTGGAAATTTTAACCATAAAAAATTAATGTCATGGCTTTAGAATATGTTTCGGAAGGCACTAATATGTTTGGGTTTATTAAGGTAAGCTCCGTTAAAATCAGGCTTAATTGTATCAACAAAATCTCGTTGAAGTTTGACACTGACGAGAATGAAATTGTTTGCGACGGCTTTGATGGCTTTAAAAACTATTTGCCTTCATTAAAATCGGCAATGATTACCATTTCTGGCGTGTATCGTAAAACGTCTGGTGATGATGTATCTACAAACTTTGGTTGGGAAGAGTTTTTTGCTTCTCAAAAATCACAGGCTACGGAAGAAGTTTGGATTGCCCCTAATACTACCACAGGCACTAAGGCGATTTACGTGAAAGGCTTTGTAAAGTCTTCAAGTTTGGACTTGGAGTCTAAAAAACCTACGCCTTATCAGATTGAAATTCGTGTAACAGAAGAGCCATCAATCGTAACCTTCGCCTAATGTTTGCATTCACAATTCAAGTTAGAAAAGGCACTCAAATACTGGATGCAGCACTTAACGTAGTTGCTTACTCGAAGTTTGCCAAACTTCAACAAGTGCCTTACGATTCGGTTGTGCAGTATTTGTTTGGACAAACCGAGGCGGCAGTAGGGTCAGAAATTGACCGTAATATCTGTTTGTTATGGTGTGCTATTGAAGAAGGTTTTCGGGTAAAGCGCGAGAAATGTCCGTTTGTTTATGACGATATTTTGGACTGGTTGATTAGCAACGAAGCCGAAGTGACTAACGCAATTGTGGCTATTTACGATAAGTTTACCAGTGAAGTGAACGCTATCTTGGAAGCCGAAAAAGCCCAAGAAAGCAGCGACGACGCTAAAAAAAAGTAGCGATACCAGATAGCGAGTTTTGGCCGTTTGTGTTTGGTGAATGTGGGCTTTTGCCTTCTGATTTGGCCGAATTGTCGTACTCTGATTTATACTTTGTAGTCAGGGGACGTATAAAAGCCAACGAAAAACGAGACAAAGAACACTGGCTAAGAACTTGCTATCTGGTAGCTTCCATTGCTGGAATGCTCGGCTCAAAAGTTGACCCTATCGAGTTAATGCCCTTCGACGAGTACAGAACACCAGAACCACCACCAGTACCAGAACACGACTGGAAAAGATTGGATGATTTAGTAGCAAAATTCGAGCAAGAAAATGGCAGAAGTTAAATTTACGGCACGGGATGAACAATTTATAGCGGCTTGTACGCGAATGAATGGTGCTGTGGGTGAAATGTCGGCTAAAATAAATATTCAGCTTGTCAATGCTTTTAAACAGGCCGATTACGTTGCCAATAATTTTGCAAAGGGTATCGGTAGGGTTGAAAAGGAATTTGCCGATGCTCAAAAAAAGCTGGCAGCCGATGCGGTAGCGGCTCAAAGAGAAATTCAAGAGGCTCAGAAAAAGATTGCCGATTCGGCAGCGGCTTCGGCCAAACGTCAAACGGACGCTATTGAAGCTGTTTCTAAGCGGTATAAAGACAATATTGCAACAGTCCAAAAGTACGGGCAAAATCTTACGACCTACGTAACGCTCCCTATTGTTGGGCTTGGTGTTGCAATGGCGAATACCTTTATGAATATAGATACCCTTGATAGGGGTATAGCGTCCGTAATGGGTAGCGCACAGGCGGCACAGCGTGAGTTTGTTAATCTTCGTGAAGTAGCTAAACTCCCTGGCCTTGGACTGGAGGAAGCTGGGCAAGGTTCTGTTATGTTGCAAGCGGCTGGAATGAGTGCCTCTTTTGCCCGTCGTGAATTATTGAGCGTGGGCAATGCTTTGGCGACTGTTGGTAAAGGTAAATTTGAACTTGAACGCGTAAATGATCAGCTTGTACAGATTTACAACAAAACTTCTGGATTTGGGGAAGATGTAACAACTATCTCCCAATCATTGCCACAGCTTCGCAAAGTAATGTTAGAGGCTTTTGGCACGATGGATACCGCCGAAATTTCTAAAAAGTTTTCGGGCAAAGAGTTTGTTGAGAAGTTGGTGGTTGAATTGGAAAAACTACCAAAGGCAACGGGTGGCTTTAAAAATGCTTGGGAAAACTTAACCGACTCTTTGAAAATTGGCGGTTATGAGATATTCAAAATAGCAGAACAAAGTTTTGATTTTACGGGCAAACTTGACGGACTGGCAAAGTCGGTAGATGGACTGGTAGGCAAATTCAAAGAATTAAGTCCAGAGACACAAACGGCCATTCTTTCAATAACTGGTATTGCAGCAGCGGCGGGGCCGTTGGCGGTTGCGATTGGTTCTATTGCAAGGGTGTTGCCATTGCTTGCTACTGGATTTCGGGCTTTAATGGGGCCTATTGGGTTAATTTCAACAGGTATTATACTTCTTGCTTCAAATTGGGATACAGTAAAAACCAAGGCATACGAGGCACTGTACAGTACGGGCGTTTGGGTGGGTGAACTCCTTGTAAAAATGGGGAAAGCACTTAACTCAACCACGTTACTAAACGAAGGAATGGCACAATTGGCTAAATCAAGTCAGTTTAGAGGTACTTATCTTCGACAACAATCAACGGCTTCGGTAATTGGCGACCCAAACGACGGGGAGGCTATTCGTAGCCCATTGGCGCGGGCTGCTTCTTTGGGTGGTGGCGCATCAGAGGCAGAACTTGCCAAAACAGAGCAAAATATCAGTAAGCTAAATACGGTACTTGACCGCCAAAAGGCCAATTTAGATAAACTAAAAGACGCAGCGGAAGAGTATTCTAAAGAGCTTCGGAAACTGCGTGATATAATGCTTGGCATGGATGGGCTTAAAGCTATGGAAAGGAAAGGAATTTCTTCGCCAAAACTTGACCCTATGTCTGCCATTGGTGCTCAGATGAACACTACTATTAAAGGCATTTCTGGTGTTATTCCAGCTTTTGAAACTGAACTTTTGAGCCTTAGAGCTACCATTACAGATTCGTTAAAACAAACGGCAACGGATGCCTTTGTGGGAATGGGCGAGGTGGTGGGGGCTATGATTTCTGGCACTGCTGGTATTGGGGGTTTAGGTAAAATGCTTGGTAGTGTAGTTGGTGGCACTTTGCAGCAAATCGGTAAGGCATTGATTGGCTTTGGAGTGGCAAAACTCAAAATTGATTCACTAATAGCAGTACCAGGCTTAGGCGCGGGTGCGGCCATTGCGGGTGGCGCTTTGATTGTTGGGCTTGGTTCAGCATTAAAAAGTATTACAGCCCCCAAAGCCTTTGCCAAAGGTGGCTTGGTGGGTAGTGCTACCAATGCCATTTTTGGGGAATATATCGGAGCGGCCAATAACAACGAGGTGGTAACTCCATTGAGCAATTTATTGGGAATTATTCAAAAAGCCATTCAGCCCGTCATGCTTCAAGGCGTGGGCGTGGGCGGCGGTCGCACTTCTTACTATTCAGAATCGCGTTTGCGCGGTGCTGATATTTACACTTCGCAGCTCAGAGAGAACAGGGTAAACACAGCATTGAGGGGCTAATCTAATGGCATACGGGCTAAAACACTACATGGAGTTTCCTGACACGGTAGATACTATTTATCGGGTGGCGTTTCTGTTTAGGGATTTCACAGGCGACCCTACACCCCAACTGGCGGCACCTAAAGCATTTATTCAGGATGTGCAGGTGGATAGTATTTATAAGCCTATTTGGGGGACTATCTTTGAAATTAACGCCATGACTCAACTGCAACCTGCTATCAATTTGAGTGGGTTTAAGTTGGAAGATTTGTTTTCGAGCGATGAAAAAGAGTGCATCATTGAACTAAGAAAAAACCCTGCTACTACCAATACTTTACTTTTCAAAGGATGGATGGCAGGATTTAAGGCACAAAGCCCACTGCAAGGCGGTGACTGGCCGCTGGCTATAACGGCTGGCTGCGGTTTGGGTCAATTAAAAAACGAGGAATTTAAGCCCGATTCAGGGTTATTGAAATATTACAGAGGCAAAATGTCGTATTTAGAAATATTGACAATTTGCCTACAAAAAACAGGGCTTGAATTGCCTTTTTCAATTTCGCTTTCGTGGCAGTCACGGGCGGGCGGTGGCTACAATTGGGTATTTGATAACAGAGTAGATGTAGCGGTTTATCAAGATGAAAGCGGCGAACCCTACGACTGTGCCAAAGTTCTTTCGGATGTGTTGGAGAAATTCAACTGTATCATCTTTCAGGAAGATGCACGATACTATATTTTGAACGTTGAAGAGCGGGCAAGAACTACGCAAACGCTTAAAAACTATACGGTTTCTGGTACTTATGTTGATACTACTACTTACAGCCCACGCAAGACAATTACTTATAACGGGGATTACAATCTTTCAAACTCTACTTACGGGGTAGTTCCTCCAAAAAAGCAGTTTGAAGCCCAAGTGTCGCTTAGAAGTGTTGGTAAAAATCTCATAGCAAACGGGGATTTTGTAGACCGCTACACGGCGACAGTGTTAGGTATTAATGTGCTGGTGTTGCGTAACTGGCTCTATACGGCCAACTGGAACTTGCTCACGCTCAAAGATATGGGTATTGAGTTGGGGCCAGCAATTGCATTGCCCGGCACTGATGCCCAAAAGCCTTTTTGGATTGACGACAACGAGATTAAAGTAATGCGTTCGGATGTTATACCTGTGTCTATTGCATCTAATGGCTTTGCAAAGCTAAAATCCACCGTTAAATACGTGCCTTATTCGGGCAATGGGTACTACCCTATTTGTGTGTATAGGGTATCTATGAAAAACACAGCGGGGGATTATTGTTACTTAAAACAGGGTGGTACTTGGACACTAGCCGAAACCCCAGAGGAATTATATTCAACATATATTCAGACGGAAGATATTCCGACTGATGCCATGTATGATGGGCAGCCTATTGTAAGTTTTTCTACTGATATAGAAATGCGGGCGGGATATGAATTAATATCAGACCCACTAAGCGGAATTTATGCTTCTGAGCTATATTTTACACTTTATCGCCCCTCGGTTTCGACGCAGGGTAGCGGCCAAAAAGTGTTAGTGCTTGATGTAAAATTAGAAGTTTCAGAAAATACGGGCGTAACCAAATTTAAGCCAAAAGTTGTAAATCCCGATGTAGCGAGTAGTTATGAAAAAGAAAATTACACGTTGCTTACTGGCACTCAAAACACGCCTAATTCACTAACACAGGTTTATTTACCCAGCTCCGATGACGCACCGATTTATTGGGATACCGACCCTGAGCAACCAGATGTTTTAACTTCTGTTTTTGATTTAATGCTCAAGCAACGAGCGGCTTCTAACGCACGACACAGAGTACAGATTGACGGGGATTTGTTCGATAAATTGGGAGACGTAAAACTTCGTGACGTGTTGTTGGTGGATTACCTACCAGGTGCAGCGCGGGTCTTTTTGCAGACAAGACGACGATATGATTTTAGGATGCGAAAAATTGAATCTCTTACACTTGAGGAACTTATATACTAATGGCTCTGGAATATAGAGAAGGATACGAGTATAATACAAGGGGAGGTACTGTTAATTCTCAGTACGTAGGAGAGAGAATTGCCCAAAAAGCATACATTGATAGAGGTATATTGTCAACCCCCTTCAACGTACTAACCATCCCGATTGGTAGCTATAAAGTTGATTTGCCAAATTGGGAAGACGTAGAAAATGCCCCTACTAATTTGCCATCTTCTGGGCATTTTTTGGTACATGAAGGAGACGACAATAAGGTTATTAGATATGTCTCTAACGAAACCAGTACATTTGGCGGGGTCACTTCACGTACTGCTGAACTGGTAATAGTAGAAGACGTAGCGGAAACATGGAACTATTACGCTTCCGATGAAGATACATATAGTTCGGGAGAGGTTGCTATTGCTTCAAAATACGACAAAGGGAAAGTTACTGAATTAGGCTATAAAACACTTCGTGCTGAATATCTAAAGCAAAACGCCTATCTTAACAAAGGGGTAACAACCACACCTTTTGACGTGGTAGCGTTGGGCATTGGTTCACACCGTCAAGATGCTAACAGCTGGACAGGCGTAACAAATCCGCCTAACCTATACCACAAAGGCCACTTTGAAGTATTTGAGGCGGGGGAAAATACCAAAGAAATACGATACATTGCCGACCAGGCGGTAACAATCAACTGCAATAGTTATCGTAGCGGCTCTTTGTTGGTTGTTGATGGAACAGTAGGCGGATGGACTTACTACGTCGAAGGCTCGACTGACGACTATAACATGGTTAATGTTCCGTCTAATTATGTGGACGGGAAGGCCATTGACTTGGGTCGAAAGGTTTATACTGCCGAATATCTAAAGGAAGCGGCAACACTATCAAGAGGCACAAAGACGGGCGCAATCAATTTTAACAAGTTGATTGAAAACGGCCTATACAAAATAAAGAACGTCGGAGGTTTTGCGGCCAACGGCTCAACTTTTTATCCACCAACGACGGATAGCGAGGGTAAGTTTGAAGTAAAATCAAACGGGTGTGATGTTGTACAAATCTATTGGCCTAACAGCGGGAATAATGACGGACTTTTACTGAGGGAAAAGACCAACGATGTTTGGGGTGAATGGTTCACGGCCACTTCGGGTGTTGTTCGCAAGGATGGCAAGATTCGCATACCAGTAAAGTATTTGAGAGGTTACGGTTCGGGCAATGATTACGTAGATGTTTACGATGCCGACCATATAGACGAAGTTGTTAATTATACGGCTGGCTTAGGTATATCAATTAGCGGAGACAGAGTAATATCTTACACAGGTACTACTACGCCTATTGTATCGGGAACGGGAATTTATTACAACCCCACAACGGGCGCGATAAATTCACTCATTACCCAATACACCGATACAATGGCAAGGGCTGCGTTTAGTGCAGGGACAGCCATTTCAATTAGTCCAAGCGGGGTAATATCTTATACAGGCTCTACGTTTTCTTTGTCGGCTATTGCACCTTTGTATTATAATGGCACAACGGGGGAGTTGACTTTTAGCGGTACAACTTCAAACGTTCCAGAAGGGTCGCGGCCTTACTATGCGGATTGGAGAGTGGAAGCATTTGCGGACACAAAGTATGTGCCATTGACAAGGGCTTTGACGATTGCGGGTACAAGTGGCAGAATAACCATATCGGGCGGTGAGCAAACGCTGGCGGCCAATCGTACATGGACAGCGGATTTAGCGGCTATTCATGCGGGATTGACCGCGGGTAGCGGTACACAAGTAGCCGTACCAATGGTTGATATTTATGGCAGGGTCACGTCCCTGACGGCTGCTAATATAACTTTTCCCGTAACGTCGGTCAACGGCCTTACTGGTGCGGTTGTGTTGACAACTACCAATATTGCAGAAGGTGCGAATTTATACTGGACTACTGCAAGGGGGGATGCAAGATACCCATTGTTGAGCGGTAGTTACGTAAACCCTTCTTGGATTACTTCGTTAGCTTATAGTAAGATTACTGGCTTACCAACAACGGCAAGCGGTTACGGTATTACAGACGTTTATACCAAGACCGAATCAGACGGGCGGTTTGTTGCCTTGGCGGGTAGTTATGCCAATCCTTCGTTTATAACGTCGTTGGCTTACAGCAAAATTACGGGCGCGCCTGACTTTTCGGGTAGCTATGTGCCATTATCTCGGACAATAACCATGGTAGGTTCGGCTCGTATATCGGTAAGCGCAAACGCTCAAACATTAGCCGCGGATAGAACTTGGAATTTTGACTTAAACACAATACACTTTGGCTTGTCGGGTGGTAGTTCTATAACTACGCCTTCGATTGTAGTGGATTCTTTTGGAAGGGTCACAACGCTAAGCTACTCAACCATCTTGTTCCCTGTAACGTCGGTTAATGGGCAAACGGGGGCGGTATCACTTACGACAACAAACATTCCAGAAGGTACTAACCTATACTGGACTAACGCAAGGGGGGACGCTCGTTATTCACTACTTGGGCATACTCACGCGTGGGCTGATATTACTGGTAAGCCTGACCTTACAGGTACTTATGTGCCACTAACGCGCTCTTTAACCGTTGTGGGAACTACTAATAATATTGTGGTGACAGGCGGGGCGCAAACCTTAGGTGCAGATAGAGTATGGACAGCGGACTTGGCAACTATCCACGCAAACCCTTTGTCTGGCGGGTCAAGTACGCAAGTGGCGGGAATCAACGTAGATAGATATGGAAGGATAACAGGGCTTAGTAATATCAATATTGCCTTTCCTGCGGAAACTGACCCTACTGTGCCATCTTGGGTAAAAGCCATAACAGCGACTAATATATCCAACTGGAACTCGTCTTTTTCGTGGGGAAACCATGCTTTAGCGGGGTATTTAACATCGCTGCCAACTCACAACCACGACGACCGATACTATACAGAAACGGAGATAGACGCTTTATTGGCTAACAAGGCTAATACAAGCCATAACCACAACGACCTATACCCGCAATTGATAGGTAGCTATGCGAACCCTTCTTGGGTTACGTCTTTGGCGTGGTCAAAAATTACGGGCGCACCTGCTTTTCTAACATCTTATATTGAAACTGACCCAACTGTACCACTCCACGTAAAATCTATTGCGTCTTCGGATATTTTGGCATGGAACGCTAAACTTTCGGGTGGTGGCACTACTAATTATGTGGCAAAGTTTGGCTCTGCAAGTGTACTTGCAAACTCCCAAATGTTTGACAATGGTTCTGGGGTAGGTATCGGAGTAGCTGATCCTGCGGGGTATCGTCTCAGGGTGAATGGCGCAATTTATGCAGATGGTGACGGGGCTGGTGTTGGTATGTATGTACCCTCTGGACGTGCAATAAGGGCGCAAGGCACACTAAATATAGATGCAGGTAGTGGTGCGCCTATCTATTTCAGAAGCGGGGGTGGAGCAAGCTATATTATGGAGCTAAACGCAAATGGAAGCGTTCGTTTCAATACTTATTACAACTCGTCTCAATGGTCTGGTACTGCCGCTACAATATTAGGAACCGACGCTGGCGGCAATGTGATAACCATTTCGACCGATAGATACGCGCCTTTGGTTCACAACCACCATGGGGATTATTATACCAAGACCCAATCGGACGCAAGATACTTGCAGGGGCTACCAAATCACGGGCATAATATTGACGATGTATCTGGACTAAGGAGTGCCTTAGACGATAGGCCAACTTGGGGTAGTATTTATACACGCACCCAATTAAGTATTTCTGGTGGCGGTGGCGTAGTTCATTGGAACAACCTTACAGGAGTGCCTTCATTGAGCTACGCAGGGCATACGCATAGTATTAGCGAGGTATCTGGGTTGCAGGGCGCGTTAGATGGAAAAACGCCTTGGGGTCACGACCACGACGACCGATACTACACAGAGGGGGAGGTTAATAGTTTTCTTTCTGGAAAGTCAGACAACGGACACAGCCACGACGACCGATACTACACAGAGGGGGAGGTTAATAGTTTGCTTTCTGGAAAGTCAGACAACGGACACAACCACAATGGCTATCACATGAGGGTAGGTAGCGGAGATACTGTAACGGGCTACCATAATTTTCAAAATGGGTACTCTGTTTTTGGTATTGACTCGTCAGATAGGTTTGTTGTTAAATCGTCGGGAGCGGGGACGCAAACGGTCAATAATAGCCTAAATGTCAATGGTGACTTCTGGTGTTCTGGGAACGTGACTGCTTTCTCGGACAAAAACCTAAAAACCAACATCGTTCCAATTGCCAACGCTTTAGAGAAAATACATACAATTGGTGGGTATAATTTCACTTGGAACGAACAAAGCGGCAGAAGTGGAAAGATAGACGTAGGGGTAATTGCACAAGAAATTGAGGCAATATGTCCATCTATTATTTCTGAAATCAACGGCTATAAAGCGGTGGATTATGGAAAGATAGTGCCATTGTTGATAGAGGGAATTAAGGAGTTATCAAGCCAACTTAAAGCCTTACAAAAATGACCTTACAAGCAAGTGGAACAATTTCGTTGATGCAAGTAAATCAAGAGTTAGGCAGAGGGGCTTTCTCGACAATTTCGCTCAACGTTTTTAATGCTGGAGGCGCGGACGTAGTTCAGACAGGAACAGGAAACGTAACCATTAATCAATGCTCTCCTTCGCGGCCTAATGGCTCTGCACCAACTTCGATGAATGAATGGTACAGTTACAATCATAATGCGTCATGTGGCGACCCGTACCCTTGTAGCGAAAATAGCGGTATTGTGGTTGTAGGTACTGGCGGCAACTCAAATATATTATGGGACAATGCTGGCAAGCCATTTGACACGTATCAACAGGCTTACGATTCTGCCATAAACGGGGTAGGCGGGGTGTTTAATTTTTATGGTATATGGTATCCCAATGGAACAGCTTCACCCGATTGGCCTAATGATACAGTTTGGATAAATGGGTACATAGTTAGGAATTTGTTTCCAAACTATGACACAGACCCAAGGCTTATGGGTAAAAGATGCGGCTACGTCTATCAAAGAATTGGCACATCATCTTTTGTCTTCAAAATTCACGCGCTTGATAGAGTTGGGAAAATTATAGCAACAACAACAGTACCATAGCACATAAGGGTAGTGTAATCTATTTGCAATTAGACTAATTATAAATAATTTATTATCTTCGTACTACAAAAACAGAACAAAAACATGGCAAAGCAAAGCGTAAAAGTGACAGCAAAGGAAGCGAATACAGAGTTATTAATTGCAGTGACGGGCTTATGGTCGGCATCGGCTGGAAAGCAAGTGTACAAAAACAAACTTTGGGTTTTAAAGCGAGAACTTGAGCAAAAAGTTTCTGCGGCCTACGACGAATTGACTCCGAAAGAAATTGAATTTAACCAAAAACTTTCGTCTGGGAAAGCGGCTGCACAGGCGGCTAATACTCAATATGTTCCTGCTGGGGACGTACTTGATTTGCAAAGTAAATTGTATGATTTACAACGCACCTGCGACAAAAAAGAGATTGTAATTACAAGCCCTCTTTTGAAGTTGGAGGAGTTTCCAACAGAGGAAGAGATTGAAAAATTACAGCCTTACCAACGCACAACAACAAACCCAACAACGGGGCAAACAGAATATTTGCAAGCCCTTCCAATTGTGAACCTAATTTCGATTGTAAGCACAATATTAATCGAAAATTCAAATGAGTAAACCTACCTGTGGGTGCTGCACTAAGCACTGGTTTTTTACGAAGGTTGCGCTATCAAGTGGCACTACTTACAATGTGTCGTTTGATGCTTGTAACGTAAATCCCTTAAATTGGGCGGTACGCGTTGAGGGGTGCCGAGTGCCTGTAAAGCAAGGTACTGTAAACTGTGTAAGTGGTAATGTGCAATGTCAGATAGACCTTTCGGGCGTAGCAAACGGTGTTTATGAATTGGTGGGCAGTTCGGTTAATTGCGAAGGTGAAAGCGTACCTTTTACTTTTACGATTGGCAGCGGGGTTGTGATTCCAGAGCCTTTAAGCCCTCCAATATTGGAAGCCGAAAGCGTAAATGCCGATACGATAGAATTGAATTGGACACATTCGGGCGCAACGGACTACTTTACACAGGTCAGTTTTGATGGTGAAACGTGGAGCGATTTAACAGGGGGTATTTACAGTAATTCATTGAGAACTGCGGAGGTGACGGACTTAGAAACCGATACACTGTATTTCTTTCGGATGAAGGCAAGACAAAGTACTGGTGAATCGTCTAATTTCTCTAACGTAGTAAGCGTAACGGCAACCGATGAAAACGCAGACCCATTTGCAAGAAAGGTATTATGCCATAATCAGGTCGAATGGAATTGGAGCAGCCTAAGTAGTAACGATAGCAAAGTTGCAAAGGTGGTGCAAGGTGGGGCAACGCACATTACATTTACCCCTGCGTGGTGGTGGATAGAGCCACAACAGGACGTTTACGACTTCTCAATTATCAACAGCGTAGTCACGTACTTTCAAGGCAAAGGCTTAAAGGTTGTTTTACAGTGTCCTTTCTTGTTTGCTTTTGACGGGATGCTCAACGCTTCGTCAAATGCCTACATTGATTTGGGCGCGGCAATATTGTTGCGTTCTGGTCGTAGGGCTACGTCAAATATCGAGGGGGCTTGGGGCTGCAAAGCAAACCCCAACTACGCGGCAAGACAATTAAAACTCATTGCCCGAATTGCGGACTATGTAAACAACAACCCTGTAATAAAGGCCAACTGTGAGCAATTCCTTTTCATTGATGGCGGTAGCAACGAAACAGGGTTTTACACCTCTGAATTTGGCGCCAACATTGACGACGGAGACTATAACAATGCCACGACTAACGATTTTAAAGTGTGGTTGCAAGGCAAGTATAGTACCGTTTCAGCCTTAAATTCTGCGTGGGGCGTAAATTTATCAACATTTAATGCGGTTGAAATTGGGCATTATAGACCAGCCTTATACTCTGGTCAAGTGGGCTACAATGACAACCAACGCACAAAGGACTGGTTTAAATACCTCACCGATAGCCACAAAGCATTTTACCAAAAAGTGATTCAAGCAATTAAAAACCCTAATAGCGTGGATAGTGCCTTGACAAGCACCAATACAGGCATTAAGGTTGCAGCTTATCTTACGGAAGGCTTGACGGGGCAAGGGGTGTTTTGGGCTTCGGGAATTGTTTCAATGCTAAGAGATTTTGATATTATCTTTAGTTCAATTGGCGCCGCGGATGGCGCACACGTGGGCGGCAATTACCTAAAAGGCTTTGCTCGCATGATGTCTTTGCTACGTGGAACTTTGCCGACAAAAGAGTTTGGACAGGAAATGGACAAAGACGTGCTAAATGCAAACGGTCACAGAATCGGGCCTTCTCGTTTAATGCGGACAATCTTTAACGAAGGCGCAACTTGGGCTATCTACGTGTTTTACGACACAGAGGCAGAATGGGATGAGGTGGTGTATTATTCAATCAATGGTACTACACTTTCATTTTTGGCCGACTCGCAATTAGGCGTAAGTACCTACGTGACGGGGCAAAGTAGAACGTTGCCAACGGTAAGTAGCACCATGACCTATAACTGGACGCACGTCCTCACAGCAACGAATAATCCTAACAACACAAACGCGGGTTGGGTGTCAGCGGTGAATCCTGACGAAGAAGGACTAAGCACAACTCATGTAGATATTAAAGAAACTACCTATGAATAAATTTAAGGTTTTGTTACTTTTTTTGGGAGTATCCTTGGTAGGGTATTCTCAAAGCCCTATAACGGTAAAGCAGGGCGATAGCTTTACAGCCTTACTGGTCTTTGATAATGCTTATGACGTGAATAGATTGCAAGATATTAGTGTGTCTATTAATCGTCAAGAGGTTGCAAAAAAGTCAACGGGCGGTATTGTGGCGACTAATAACGTTAGAGCCTTTCGAGTGCCTTTAAGCTCGGCAACTATGAGGCGCTACCAAGGGTCTAACACACTGGAAATTGCGGTTGATGATTCAATCTTAGGCGTTAGACGCATTTCGCCACTAACCTTGATTGTATCAGCTTCACAAAATGGCTTCAATAATGGAAGTGTTAATACTGGCGTAGATGCTACCATTAATATGACCATTTCGGCTACGAGTATCACGACCAATACGGTACTTGCTACTGTAATGAAGGGTGACAAAGGCGACCCTGGAGATTCTGGTTCTGGTGGGGGTGGAACATCAATTGACACTACATTGTACGTACGTAAGGTTTCTGGTTATCAATTAAGCCAAAGTAATTTTACTTCGTCAGAAAAGAATAAACTATCGGGTATTGCTTCGGGTGCAACGGCCAACAGCACGGATGCCCAATTGCGTGACCGTTCAACTCACACGGGCGTACAGGCGCAAAGCACTGTAACCAATCTGGTTAGTGATTTAGCGGCAAAGCTAAACATTGCCGATACTACGGTACTGCTTAGAAAAACCACAGCAGCGGGGTTGTATCAACCTATTGGCTCTTACTTAACATCTATTAATTCATCACAGGTAACGACCGCTTTGGGTTTTACGCCTTATAACGCAACAAATCCAAGCGGTTATATTACCGCGTCTGGAATTGCTGGAAAGCAAGATGTAATCACAAATGGAAGTGTAAACCTCGACAAACTTAACCAGTCGGGGGCAACTATCAACCAAGTACCGAAATGGAATGGTACGACATGGATTCCCTCTAACGATTTGGTTGGTAGTGGCGGTAGCGGTACAGCAATAGACACAACCCTCTTTCTGCAAAAGACCACGGCAGCGGGGCTATATCAGCCCAAAGGTAGCTATCTAACTTCGATAAATTCCAGTCAAGTAACTACGGCACTTGGGTTCACGCCCTACAATGTAAGTAACCCAAGTGGGTATATTACGAGTAGTGCGTTAAGTCCATACTTAACGAGTGCAACGGCTGCAAGCACTTATCAGCCAATTGGCTCTTATTTGGTGTCAGCAGATTTAGCGGCTTACCTATCAAAGTCGGACACTACTTTGTACGTTCGCAAAGTTTCAGGATGGGCTTTGAGTCAGAACAATTTTACAGCAGCCGAAAAAAGCAAGTTAGCGGGTATTGCTTCGGGGGCGGAAGTCAACGTAAATGCCGACTGGAACGCAGTAAGCGGTGATGCTCAAATTATAAATAAACCTACTTTGGGTACAGCTTCGGCTTTGGATGTAGCGGCAACGGGTAACGCGGCAATAGGCGAGGTTGTAAAGGGTAACGACACAAGACTAAGCGACGCAAGAACACCCACAGCACACAACCATACTGCAAGCAATATTACAGACTTTGATGTAGCAGTAGCGGCCAATACCGCAGTAGCGGCCAATACCGCAAAGGTGAGCAACGTAACCCACACGGGAGACGTGACAGGCTCAACAACCCTTACTTATAACAACGTGGTTCCTTCCAATAAAGGCGGGGCGGGGTCTGTAAATGGCATCTTAACGGCCAACGGGAGCGGTACGGTATCGGCAGCCACGACAACGGGTAGCGGCAATGTGGTACTTGCAACAAGCCCAACGCTAACGACCCCTGCCTTGGGCGTACCCCAATCGGGCGACTTTAGCACTGGTACGTTTACATGGCCTACGTTTAACCAGAATACTACGGGCGTAGCTTCAAATGTTTCGGGAACGGTAGCGGTAGCCAACGGAGGCACAGGAGCGACAACGGTGGGGCAAGCACGAACTAACTTAGGGCTTGGAACATTAGCAACCCAATCAGGAACGTTTAGCGGCTCAAGCAGCGGCACAAATACAGGCGACCAGACTATAACGCTTATTGGTGATGTAACAGGCTCGGGTACTGGTTCTTTTTCGGCTACAATTGCAAATGGTTCGGTAACATTGGCTAAGATGGAAAACGTAGCCTCTGGTGTGATATTAGGACGCGCTACGGCTGCAACTGGCGTAGTTGAGGCTTTGAGCGGGTCGCAAGTTAAAACACTCATTGGCTTAGGTGCGGCAGAAAATACCGCAATATCTACTTGGGCGGGGTCGAGCAATATTACGACGCTCGGAACTATTGGAACTGGCGTTTGGGATGCAGCAGCCATTGCAGACGGCAAGATAGCAACGGCCTTGACGGGCAAAACCTACAATGGGCTAACTATTCCATCCACTACGGGGACATTAGCAATTACCAATGGTAAAACATTAACGGCCTCTAACACAATTACGTTATCGGGAACGGACGGCAGCACCTTTAATATTGGCTCTGGCGGCTCGTTGGCAAACTATGCTTTGTTGGCAAGTCCTGCGCTAACAGGAGTTCCAACTGCACCAACGGCAACCGCTGGAACAAACACGACACAGATAGCTACGACTGCATACGTAGAAGACGCAAAGAACAAGACGCTTGAGAGTATTCAGGTAGCCTTTAGCGACGAGACAACGGCCATTACGACAGGCAACGGGAAACTCACATTCTATATGCCTTACGCTTTCACGGTAACAGAGGTGTTTTTGGCTGTGAAAACAGCACAGAGTTCGGGGGCGGTTTTTACGGTTGATATTAACGAAGAAGGTGTTTCAATTCTTAGTACAAAATTAACGCTGGACAATAACGAAACAAAAAGCTCAACAGCTGTTACACCAGCGGTAGTTAGTGACACGTCACTTGCAAAATGGGCGACAATAACAATAGATGTTGACCAATCATCAGGCATTGCAGTAGGGGGTAAACTTATTATAAATGGATATAGACAATGAAAAACTTAATTGTAGTATTAGTGTTTGTGTTGTCGGGAGTGGCGACGCAAGCCCAAACGTTGTGGGAGGTTAATATTAAAACCTTTGAGAATGAAATAGGGAAAACTGATAGTATCAAGTACCTATCTGGGCGAGTGTCTTATGGGCATATTTCAGAAACGAGCAATAGCGGATTTGAGTTTACAATCAATTTTCATCGTCCAAACGGTTCTATTATAAGAGGTAGGTTGCTCACTCAAAACAGCTATGTGCAAGACTTGACTGACGCAGGGATGCCTATTCAACAGGCGCAAGGGCAAGCGGAATACGTTTGGACTACTACTGTACCTGCACTATTAGGCACAAATTACACGGCAAAACGTGCCGCAATAGTTACGCTTTTGACTTTGTATGACTATACTTTAAAACAGCAATGATAGGTTACGTATTGTTTTTAATAGGCAAAACTTTGGCTATTTTATTAATGCTTTTTGGCTTGGCCTATACCATCATAAGAAGGCTATTTTTATGGATTCCAATAGGGGATTATTTTTTTAGCCTTGGGTATGTTTATGACGTGCTAATCAATGTTTGTTACGGAGATTTGTTCAATGACATTTTTGGTAAGTGGAATAAATACCCTTATGGCAAAAGAACCGATACGATAAGTAGAGTATTGGGCAAGAACGAGCGAACAAACGACCTTACAAACTTTGAGAAAAAGGTAGTAAAATTTCTGAACTGGTTGGATAAAGGCCACACGATAAAAGCCTCAAAATAGTATGAAGAGAATAATCATATTTTTATTACTGGTGTCAAATATTGGGTTTGCTCAATACTTAGTAAACCCCTATATTTTGCAATCGTCTGACACTTGGAGCGCACTACCAAGCGCAATGTATTCTTTGCGTAAAGTGAATGGCGCCGTTGGTTCTTTGACCATAAAAGTTAGGCGTAATTCTGATAACACTACGACTGATATAGGCTTTTTAGACAAGGAACTTGACACGGTGGCCTTAAAAAACTTCTGTGGTAGCGGCAATTGCTTTGTGAGGGACTGGTTTGATTTAAGCGGTAACGGCTTCACTTTAAGCCAAACGACAAACGCCAACCAACCCTCTATTGTAACCAATGGCGTAATAAACAGAAGTGCAAGGCAAGGTCGGCCTATGATTGTTTTTAATGGCAGTACAACGTTTTTGACTGCTACCACCCTATTTTCTGTTTCAAACAATTCGGGGGTAACACAGTCAATTGTCTTTCAGCGTTCAGCGGCTTCGGAGGGCCAATTAATGTCGCAAGGGCAATCAGCAAGTTATTTTAACTGGGGTTTATACCTAACCTCAAACGGTGACGTTTACTTTCGGAATACCAATAATGACTACAAAATTGGTACTTCAAATGCAAGCCTATCAACGGTCACGGTTTATAACGCAATTAGTTCGGGGGCTTCGACCACTGCCAAAAAAGATGCAGTTTCGCAGGGTAGCACGGCCACGGCTGCGGTGATTTCTGATACTTCCCTTGCGGATGATGCCGAAATTGACCAAGTAGGGACGGCATTGGCAAAGGGGCTTAAAATTTACCTAATCGGCACACGATGAAAAAGGCATTGTTTATACTGCTTTGCTTTGTGGGAGTGCAGGCCAAAGCGCAGTTTATTATCAATCCTTATGTTTTTGGCGACCCGAAACAGTTTTATACTGCAACTGTATCGGGCAGTAATGTCAATATTCGCTATTTTGTTACACAGTCTGCCCCTGGGGGTTGGTATTCAAACATTAGTAGTGCTTATATCCCTTCTAATACCAACTACGACGTTCAATCTGCTAACAGCACAAGTGTAAATCCTATGTCTTTCAATTATTTTGGTGCTAATGACGGAGCTAAAACGTTCAATTACGAAATATATCAAAATGGAGTATTGCAAGCAAGTGGTAGCGGCAGCTTGTCAAGTCCGGCAGTTGGGAGTACAAGTACTGGGGCGGCGGTTGGGTTTCCTAGCATAAATACAGGTTCGGCAAATAGTATGTGGTATATAAAAGTCTGGTAAAAACAATGAAAAACCTAATTACACTATGTCTAATTCTGCTGGGAGTGGCGGCACAGGCACAACGCGGATGGAGTCCAGAGGCATTTTCTGAATTTCAAGAAAACGCTCGGATAGTGGGTATGCCCACCGACGAGGCAAGCATTAAAAAATACATGGATGATGCAATGGTGAACTGTTTTACTTTTCCTACAAACCTAACTTTTAACAAAAACGGGTATCAGGTTGTAAAAAGAGTAAATGTCTATACCGTGAAAGGAAAGCAGAAAAACGCCTTCTTCCATAAATGGGAATGGGTGGTAACAGTTGATTTAGAACTCGGTAATCCACCCACTGAAATTAAACTCAAACAGGGCAAAGACACGCTCACCTATGTTTCGTGTAACTATATGGTTCCTCAAAACTTGAAGCCCAAATACAAGTTTGTTCATTACACCAAAAAGGAGATGGACAAGGCCCACCCAAGTATAAGGACAGCTATTAGCTACGGCTTGTTGAATCTTAAAACGGCAACTAAGGCGGATTTAAAGGCGGCAGGACTATGAAGGCAACAAAGATACTATTCATTGTACTGGTGGCAATTTCGGCACTGGTGCTGATTTTAAAAGCGTGCAAGAAGACGGACTTAAAACAGAGAATTGAGCACAATGAAAAAGAACTTAAAACACTGGATTCAACGCGGGAGGCTCGCAATGCTTTACCTATTCCTTTTAAGTCAAACGCTACACGCCAAGTATTTCTCGACAGTGCCAACGACAAAAACGGATTCAATCTGTCTGTGCGGAAGTCAAAAAGAGATTGATTCGACACTCAAGATATTAAACGACTATCCTGATTTGCTCAAATCAAAAGCCTTAGTGTCGCAGATTTTAGCCGACGAAAGAACGATTAGCGAAACCGAGCGAGCCGCAATACTCAAAGTTTTAGGCTTGAAAGAGTGGGATGTCAAAGCGGTAAAACGTCGGATTAGGTGGATAAAAATACGTGGCGCAACATGGGCGGTTGGAGGGGTTGCGGCAGGGGTGGCAGTAATATTTTTGAGACAACCATAACAACCCGCTAAAAGATGGATTTTTTACAATACATAGAAACAGGAAATAACAAAACACTCTTGATTGGAATGTTTGTAGGCGTAGTAGCCTACATTGCCAAAGAACAAGAAAACCAAGACGAAAAACCGATTAGGGTGCTACTTCGTATTGTGCTTGGGGCTGTAATGGGCTACTTTTTACCCGAAAGGACATTGACGCTATTAACCGCATTTTTCAATGTGAAAGATATTGCAGTTGACGCATTGATGGTAATAGCAGCAGCGGCTTTAGCCTTTGGGAACTTGGATATAATTAAATGGACTTATAAACGAATCGAAAAAAAAACAGACGATGGGAAAGTTGATTGAATTACTTTATTCGTGGGGATTCTCGCTCACGAACGCGACGGTGATAATTGTGTACACTTACATGATAACTGCGATTGTAATAAAAGCACTATACTTTTTTACAAATGTAGCGTTTTTGGCTCTAAGCGTCATTCGTATGAAAGACGCAAGAAATGGGGAAGTTAAACGGGCGTTTTTTAAACAATGTGCGGGAGTAGCAGCGTTCTGTATTTTAGTGCAGGTATTAGTAGGCTATAATGCCATACAAGTAATGTTACTCGAGTATATACTTATTACCTACTGGGCATCGGAGGGTGTTATTCTCTGGGATATGATACGCGATGAATGGGAAAGTGATTGGAAGCCGTTTTTTAAGCTATCTCGTAATGGATAAAATCAGCATAGCCCGCGCTAACATGGCGCACCCTCACGTTCAAAAAGACTTGCACGATATTCTGGTTGAGGCTGAAAACGTTTTGACTTCTAAATGGAAACTTCGCTACACTTGGACGCTGCGAACTTTTGCGCAACAAAACGACTTATACGCTCAAGGGCGCACAAGACCAGGGCGTGTAGTGACTTGGGCTAAAGGTGGGGAGAGTTGGCACAACTACGGTTTAGCAGTGGATATTTGCTTAGTGGATGAAACGGGTAAAATGGCGAGTTTTAACACGAAAGCAGATTTCGACGGAGACGCAAAAGCCGACTGGATTGAAGTGGTTGCGCTGTTCAAAAAACGTGGCTGGGAGTGGGGCGGTGATTGGCCTATTGAAAAACGCGATATGCCACACTTTCAGAAAACTTTTGGACTAAGTATTGCTCAGGCAAAAAAGAAAGTTAGGCCAAATGAAAGATACATTGATTTGTAGTAGTAGGTTAGGGAATGTTAAAAGCCGCATCGTTTGACGCGGCTTTTTTGTTAGTTCCCCTCTCCTAAATCGCTCAATCTTGCATCTTCGCCCTCCATTTGCTGTTCAAGGCGTTGAAGATTGTAAATTAAGGCTTGAAGCCCTTTTTTGTTTTTGAAGTGAAGCCCAAATCTGGGTATTGCTGAATCTTCTTCAAGGTTGAAAATTTCTCCAACTTGTTTAGGGTTTAGTGTTTCGTAAAAAACTAAATCACTTGAATCTTTACTTTCTGTTATCCACGCCCGAAAGCCTACTTTACCATCTCCCAAAACTATCGCAGGAACTCCTTCGGTTTCACTTACTTTTAAGGTTACAAACATATTTTTAGTGTTTTAGTGTTTATCCCCCTCCTTCATCCAGCAGCCAACACAGCCGCACGCTCGACAAAAACCCCTTTAAATCTAACGCCCTTTCGGTGGATGAGGGAGGGGGGGGTGGTTAGTTATTCAATTGCGCATCCCTTATCTCAAATGCTTTCTCAGCCCCTGCGCTCGTAATATACTTGTCTTTCATGTAAACCCTTACCCACTCCAAAAAGGCTTTTGGGTAGCGTTCGTTTATTTTTTCCCAGTTCATAGTGTTGGTTTTTAAAATGGTAGCTTCTCCTTTATAGGTATTAATTCTACTCTATTTTTGAGGTCGGAAATTTTTACAAAATCACCTTCAATGTAATACCCAGCTTGACTACCCTTTGTGGTCTTTTTAATCTCACGCCCTGTTTTGCAATTAATCAACTTTTTACAGGTAGTCCACTTGTACCAAGTAGCATCTTTTATTTGCCACTTTGCGTAGTATGTAACCTGTATTTTCATTGATTATTAAGTAGTTAGCGGTGGTAAATTTTCGCCAATAAACACGTTACCAGCAACCCTAATCGAACAGTCCGCTAACTTTACGTTCGACTGTGCAAAGCGTATCATTGTGCTGACCACCGTGAGCAACTGTTAATATTTCGAGTATTTCAAACCCTTTTGTTTTTCCTATTCCATTTGTATTCCAGCCGAATGAAATCACAATCCCATTTGCTTTTGTTACCCTTGCAATCTCTTTTTTAAGGTTGCCCCAAAATGAAGATTGAGTAGTTTCCATATTTACAGTTCTACCCATTTTTTTGTAGCACTCACTTACTTGTCGTGGGCTATATGGTGGGTCGTATAATACAAAGTCAATGCTACCAGTTTCAAACTGCTTCAAAAAATCAAGTGCATCCATACAATAATCTGCCTTCATTTCTGGGTCTAAATCATTGGTTATTTTTGCAATTTTGTTTTTATTAGCAAATGGGTCTATGCTTTTCATTTCTGACTTGTGGTACTTGTGTATAAGTTGACTGATACACTTAATATCAAAAGTATTTGAGTTAGGCATTTCCCACACCCTACGAAAGGGCAGCTGGTAACACGTGTTTGCCAAAAGGCGGGCTGACGTGCTACCCTCATCATTTGTATTTCTATTTGACATAAGTACTTAATTTAACATTTGTAATTCTAATCCCGCCCTTCGGCAAGCACCATACGTTATGCGCAAGGCTATGTTTCATTACTGGTTTGACACTTTCTGTATTTTTCAGCTATTATAACTGGAACCGTATTAACCCACTTTATTGAATGGTGTAGCCTGCAATGTTTTGTTTGTATCATAAATACTTTAACGCAAGATGGGTTCATCATAACCGTTGTAAAAGCCTTGCAGTAAGTCCCATACTTTAAATACATATCTGTAATTCCGCCCGTATTCGTTTGTGTTTGTAGCTGGTCTAAAGATACAAAAGGGATAGTGAGAAACAAATCTCCCCTTCCTCCTAAAGTTGTATAAGTATTTACATCTTCATTCATTGCTCCAATAAATTGAAACGGCCTTTCAGTTGAACAAATAAAAGAGTTCATACATTTTCTTTTTGCAGGGTAATTACTATACCCTGAATCTTGACCGCCAATCCAGTCGCCCCCCTGGCTTATTGCAATAGATTTAGCATTTATACTTTTATAAAACTCCAAAAGCAAATTAAATGTTTTATCTAATCCAGTCCTAATTAAATATTTTTTTATAGGGTATTCTTTTTTATGATTTATTCTAAATTTAAATTGCCTATAATCATCATCAAGTTGCATAAAATAAGTAATACCCAAATTCTTTGCAATTTCAAAGCAGGCATTTCTTGCGTGTGTAATAGTCCTTCGTTCATCAAAATTATTTCCCTCATCTACACTATCAGCCATTGCTTTTTTATCGAAAATCTTTACATTTTCAACTCCGAAGTTTTTAATATATTTATCAATAGTTTTATCTTCATTATCTACAATGAAATAAATCTTGCCAGTAAACCCCAGGTATCTAAGCGTTTTAAATGTTATTACATTGTCGGGCCTGCCATGCGTCAATATAAATACAGCAAAATTATTGTTCATATACTTCAAGATATTGGTTAGAAATTTCTTCGCATAAATTCACATATCCTAATTCTATTGCTTTTTCAAAGTCAATAATTACAAGCCCGGAACGTTCCATTAATTTCTGCATTTCAGGTGAACTATGAGCATAATAATCAGCAATCTTTTCGTAGTTAAAAATATTGTGCCGCCTTGCCGCATCCATCAAAAAAGTTTTTTCTTCATAGGGTAAACTTGAATTATCAATTTCCCTTAGTAGCCTATGGGTTTTTGATTTGTCGCAAAGCTCCATAATATGTGGCTTTTGGTTTTTAGGTTCATAAATTGGTGCCTGTATTTTAGAAGAATATTTTTGTTCTGTATCTTCTTCTTTCCCGAATAAATTAAACTGCTTCATATTTTAAATTTTAGTTTCTAATAATAACCGCCCTGCGCATAACAACCGTATTGCTTCTATTGGGGCTGGACGAATAAATTCTGTTCTTTTGGTTCGCTATTGAACTGCGGAATATGGGCTGAACGACATATCCCTGAATACCCCAACAGCAGCAATACGAACCCGTTAGGCGCCATTTAAGAGAACAGCGTCATACCAGACTGCTTTTCCATTCTTGACTTATCAAATCCAAACTTTGCAACATCTAATTTAACTTGTTTCTCTTCCATTATCCATTGATTTGCTTTTGTGTTAAAATCCTTATTAATTTCAAATCCATATCCTTTACGATTTAACCTTTCAGCAGCTACAATTGTAGAACCACTACCAGCACAAGGGTCAATTACTACGTCTCCTTCATCTGTGAAAATTGATATTAAAGTTTTTAAAAGTTCTACAGGCTTTTGTGTTGGGTGTATTTTTTCGCTTTCGTTATCTCTTGGCCAGTCAATACAATTGAATATCATTTTGCCATTATTATTGAATTTTGGCAATCTATCACGATATAGAACTAAACCATATTCACAATTACCTACTATTTTCATATTAGCTTTTAACACCTGAGCAGAAAAGTTTTTACGAAATACTAAATTGATATATTTATTCAATCCGTATCTTTTAGCCAACTCAATTAAATACATTTGTTGGTCAAAAGCACAAAAGATAATCATACAAGGTGCATCGCCTTTTTGTCTTGCTTCGCCTTCAACTTTTACCTTTTTACTTTCTGATTTTAACATAGTTGAGCAAAAGTGCATAAATTCAGCAGGTCTAAAATCTTCATCTGTATCAAAAAAACTTTTACCAGCCAAAGCACTTTCACCATTGCTATTATCACCATCTTTGTACCAAGCAGGATTTGAAGCATAAGCATTATTTCCTAAGTTGTAAGGAATATCAGCAATTAAAAGTTGACATTTCGGTATGTTATACCTTTTATAGTTTTGAAAATGGTCGTGAATTATCATATTATTTTAATGTTTTAAATTTGATGCCGAAAAAAACGGCGTATAACAAGGGTTTGGCAAAAAAGGGGCAGAAGTACAAACCTTGAACATTGTGCTTCTATTTGGCTTTTGTGGTTTATTCAGCATTTGTGCTACTAATTCCCCTTCTTCGCCAAGCCCCAAAACGTTAGCCACAATACGAAGAAAGCCTCCGAACCGAAGTGGCAAAATGTTCGTTATTGTTTTCAATTCCTATGAAATTGCGGTTTAATATTTCACAGGCTAATCCTGATTTATTACTACCCATCGTAAAATCTAAAACTGTTTGACACTCTAATGAATAAGTGTTTATTATGTACTTGCATAATTCAATAGGTTTTTCTGTTTTATGAAATGTCTTACCTTCGCTTTCGGCAGTCTTGAAATACTGAACGCTTCGAGGGTATCTTAGTCCATCGCTTTTTACTTCAACTTGTTCAAAATTACCATACACATCATTTTGAGTTTGTTGTTTTCTTACACCTTTATTGTAAGCAGTTCCTTTTGTCATTTGTGGGTAATAAACAGGCGTTCCTTTGCAGAAAACAACAATATCCTCGTGAGCAACCAATGGTCTTTTTTTAGAATTTAGAAATCCAGTTGCTTTTGATTTTTCCCACACCCAAGTATATTTAAACATTTTAGGATTGCTCATTATCAAAGCACTTGTAAATGGTTGCTGTGCATGAAATATTATTGGTGCGTTTTGTTTTGCAATCCTAATTACTTGTTCCCACATTTTATCAAAAGGTAGTATTTCATCCCAGCCACACTGTGTAGTCCCAAATGGTAAATCAGAATAAATTAAATCTATACTCTTATCCTCAATAAAAGGAAAAACATCAAAACAATCAGCATTAACCAACGTACTGTGGCTAACACGTGCTATATCCCATTTGGGGTTTTGTGGTAAATTCAACATTCGTTCTCGTTTTAAAAGTTATTGTAAATTGATAGTTTGGTGCTTCGTAATCCCAAACGGTACATAGCACCATCGTTATATGCCATTTTGCAGAAAGTCCCCGATAAGACGAACAAACTTTCTATGACAAGACGGACAAAGCCTATAGGGCAAATCTCTACCGCTTGAAATCGTTAATCGTTGATACCCTGCACCTTTTTCTATTGCAGGATGATTAAAACCTATTTCATTTGCTTTTTCGCCAAATAAAGCGTCTGTACTTTGGCAATCTATATTTAATTGTAGTTTGAATGAATTTGCATTCCATTCCCACCTATCACCAAATTGTGTTCCGCAGTTTGAGCATTGACATTGAAATTTTTTAATAGTTTCAAGTGCTTTTGTATAATCTTCTTGTGTTATTTTAGACATATATTTATTATTTAAAAGTTAAAATTTTGACTGCCAATAAAAACGGCATATAACAGCCAGTTTTGCAAAAGCAGGGTAGTAGTAATAAATTCAACACCAGTACTACTATTTGGCATTGTGCGAATATTCAACATTTGGAATCCTAATCCCTGCCTTCGCAAAGCTGGGCGGCCGTTGTGTGCTATACTATTTAGACAGCACACTCTTTCTTGACAAATAATAGGTGCTTGTATCAGGGTTTATCAAAACAAGTTTTGTAACACTTGTATCAGACTTTAATTGCTTATCACAAATTGCTTGAACAGTATCAATGGTGGCTTTAAATATATCATCAGCACCTCTGTCCCAACCTTTGTTATATCCTGCATTGTAAGAGAATTTTCCGACAAGTACAGCACACAACAATAAAATTGCCACAAGTACGGCTGACGAATGTAATTTGAACTTTTGCATATCTATTTTACTTTTGAATGTTAATTAAACTTAGGTACTACTATGCCGTACCTGACGGCAATTTCTGAACGTTATGCCCAATGCTAAATGAGCTTCGAGTATTCAAACAAAATTTCAAGTTTTGACATTTTGCGACAGTCTAATCCGACATAGTTCAATGTATCTACCATTGAATTTAGATGCTTATT